AGACGCTTGGGTAGTTGTAAAGAACGTTAAGGTTGCTTCTTAATTAATTTAAGATAAAACCCCCGAAAGGCCCCTAATTAATTTTAGGGGCTTTTCATTTTAATTTATCAATGCTATAATTAAAGGACCTAACAAAGGAGAATATATGTCATTTGAGACATTGAAGGTAGCAGAACTCAGAAAAGTTGCAGAGGACTTTGCAGTTGATACTGATGGAATTAAAAGTAAGGCAGATATTGTTGCCGCCCTTGCAGAAGAGGGAGTCACATGGTCTGTTTATCAAAAAACAATTAAAGATATTGAAGACGCCACAGACGAATTCAGCGAAAACGCAGAAGAGATTTTGCCTAGGTTTAATCCAGATGCTCAGCCAGAAAATACGGTTCTAGTTAGAATGACTAGAGAAAATTTCAGGTATGATATACAAGGATTCACCTTCACAAAAGAGCACCCATTTGTTGCAATGACAGAAGAAGATGCTCAAGAAATTTTTGACAAGGAGGAGGGTTTCCGCTTAGCAACTCCAAAGGAAGTTCAGGAGTACTACGCTTAACCTTTATTAAATGGAAATTCTAGTAGGTTCAAATTCACCAATAACACACAAAGTATTCTGGCAGGGTCAGCTAACTGATGCTGATGGCGCAGTAGGTGCTAAAGTATATGATATTACAGAAGATCCAGCAATAACTCCAGCAATTAATCCAGGGGTGCTTCAAACAACTTTGATAGCGGTAAAGTCAGAAGTAGATGCAGGCACCTATGCAGTGTATCTTCCATACGAATATACAACGAGACAAAGACAGCTTAAGTTTGTATGGAATTGCACTGTTAATGGTCAGCTTGTTCAAAAAGAACATAAGGTATTTGTTCAAACTCCATACACAGATCTAAGTCAAGCAGTAGACACACTTGGACTAGGGTCAGACTATTCAGATCCCAATACTAAGTCTTACTTTGAACTATGCAACGCTGAAAGATATGCAAGAAAAATAATTGAAGCCTATACGGGGCAGCAATTTTATCTATATGATGATGTTCAAACAGTGTACGGTGCCGACTCAGATGTTCTGCCTTTACCATACAGAATAAATGATTTGCACGAGTTGTATCAAGACGACGTACTCTTGGTAGATAAAATTAATAATATAAATAATTGGAACTATGACACAATAATTTCTGAAAGCGGATTTGGAATAAGAGTTAACAGAGCTACTATGCTAGACAATACGGTATATATAGCAAACGGAATGGTTCCTCCGACTATTAATGACACCTGGGGAGGCTCATTTTCAAACGGGTCTACATATCGAGTACAGGGCAGGTTTGGCTGGGCAGAAGTTCCAGATGAAGTTGATTTAGCATGCATTGAATTAATGAGAGATTATTTCTCAAAAGATAAGGTCTGGCGTAATAAATACATGAAGTCTATAAAGACATTTGATTGGCAATTTGAGTACAATTCCAGTACGTACTCTGGAACTGGAAATGTATATGCAGATCAGTTGCTATCGACATATGTTATAAATAAGATGGTTGTTATATAATGTATGATCTTGTTGAATCTATACTTACTATGTTTATGGATGTCTATAAGCCAGTTGATTCGCAGGATCCAGACACAGGCTCAATAAAAAAAGAATGGCAGTATGATAGAACCGTATCGTGTAGCGCAAAAGGCCATATAAGCAATTCCGCTTCAACTACTACTAAAGACGGACAAGTATTTTCTAATAAATATAGAAATGAAGAGATGCTGCAAATTAGAACATCAGAACAAGTAACATTAAGAGAAAAGATTACAAACATTAGAGACTATGAGAATAATGTTATATGGGAAGAATTAAATTTTCCAACTAACACCCCTACGGTTTTTGAGGTAGTAGGAACAACTCCAATGACAGACCCGTTTGGCGGAATAGTGGGATATAACTCTACTGTCAAGAGATCGGAAAACCAGACAATTGGACAATAGCTCACTATTAGTTACAGCTGCTAGCGGTCTACAAAAAGGTATGTCTGGCACTAGCGGGACTATTTTAAAAGACAGCACAGTGGCACAAATATCTGCTGCAGTATATTATCATGCTCAGGTTGTGTCTAAACTAACAACAAGCAAGGCATTTGAAAAGAAATTCCAGTCTGTTATATTTAAACAAATAGATCAAGACTTCGGACTATATGTAGACTCTCAGTCAAGAATAAATCCTAAATCATTACACCATGTATATGAATGGAACAAGGTTGGGAATAAAGGATCTAGGCTATTTAAGTTAAGTGTCTTATCAACAGATGGGCTTTCATTTAAAATTTCTTCTAGCTTCTTGCCATCTAAATCAGCAGTGCCTAATGAATTTGGAAGCAGAAAACACGTATTTATTAATAAAGCTTCTGTGATGGAAGCTGGAATGCCTCTAGTAATCCGTCCTAGGTTCGCAGAGCGCTTAGTATTTGAAACCAGTACTGGCGTAGTGTACATGCCTAAAGGCGCCTCTGTGACCGTTACAAGGCCAGGAGGAGGCAAGGCAACAGGAAGATTTCAAATAGCCTATGCACAATTCTTTACAGGTAATTTAGTAAATTCATCAATTAAAAAATCTGGATTTCAACAAATATTTAACTCATCATTAACTAAAGCAATGAGGGTTCCAGGGGATGTGAGAAAAGTTAAATATTCATTTAGTCCTAATACATTAAAAATGCAGGCGGACTCAGCATTAGAATTAGCATTTGGAGGGGCATCATGACAGATTATAAAGCAGACGTAATGATTGATTTAAGAAAGTTTTTGTGGAGCCAATTAAAGTCAAATAACATTTTTGAACAAACTGACTATTATTCAGATAATTTAGGGGAAGAGATTATTCCAATTATTCCTGTACAGCAATCTTCAGAATTAAATCAATTCTTGAGCGGCAAGAAGCATATAGTATATGACAAGATAGGTTTATCCTATGAGGAAAACTGGGCTATATGCTGTGAGCAAATTCTATTTACCATATACTCAACAGATGTTTCAGAGATTAATGAGATTAGAAACTTAATGACCGACCTATTTAGAAGAATGGATGAGTCTGCTAGGGATGCAAACGCCTACTCTGGTATATCCAAAAAGTTTAAATTCTTTAGTATATTCGTGGCCGACATTTCCCCAACTGCCCCATCAGAAGAGCTGGCAGGATTCCTGTCCGCAGATGTGATACTTGAGGTCAAATACGCAAGGCATATAGACACAGCTGGCCGATTCCTGTAATTTGCCTTTGGGCGAATTATACTCTATTATTGTACATAGAGGAAAGGCCTAGCCAGCCAAGATTTAATGATTTACAATTATATATATATATTTTGAAAACAGGAGGTACGAAATAATGGCATTTAACTCAGCCAAAAATATTCTTGTAGGAGCTTCACCGCTCTACATTTCAACAAGCGATTCAACAGTGTCTGGATATAAGGAAAACCTTTTAGACAGAGCAACTGGTGGAATTTCTTTTACAGCAAGAACTAAAGCAACAACTGCGCTAGACGCATCTGCAGATGTTCGTAACGTAGGATTTACAAACAATGGTCTTCAGATCACTTACAATCCAACTTACGATTCAGTAACAGTAGATCAGCTTCTAGATACAGCAAAGCTTTTCAAGTCTGCTATGGAGGTTATGATTGCAACTGAAATGTCCGAAGGTACACTAGAAAACGTTCTAGTAGTATTCGGTCAAGGAGGAGCAACACTAACCAAGCAAGGAGCAGCAGGTGCTGCAACAGATGATTACCCAACAAAGGGTGCAACTGGAGCAGACGACAAGACCCTCACATTGGGACTTGAGGCAGGATCACTTGGTATTGCCCCAACAGAACGTCAACTATTTGCAATTGGTCAAGCACCAACAGTAGCAACTACAGCAACAGGAGAATTAGACGCAACAACAGAGCGTGTATATTATGCACGTCGTGTTTTGTCAGTACAACAGTCACAATTCTCGCTTGCACGTAACGCAGCAACAACTTTCCCAGTAACATTCCGTCTTCTTCCAGACGCTAACTATAGCGGCTCAGAATACGGTAAGATTATTGACCGAGTTCTAGCTTAATTAATTTAAGCAGGAAAAGCCCCCGTTTGGGGGCTTTTCCATTTGTATAGATAATATCTATATGTTATAATAATTAAGACTAGATCCTAGGAGGATTAAATTGGCAACAACAGTATATAGCGTAGAAGAACTAACGCTTCAGAATGGCTCAACAGTTAGGTTGAAGCCATTAAGCATTAAAGAGCTAAGAAAATTTATGCTCGTATTACAGGCAGCAAGCGATTCAACTACAGAAGATCAAACACTTAATGTGTTAATTGATGCGGTTGCAGTAGCACTTGAAAAACAACTACCAGATTTGGTAGCAGATAGAGATGCACTAGAAGATGCACTTGACGTCCCCACAATCAATCGTATACTTGAGGTATGCGGTGGGATTAAGATGGACGACCCAAACCTTCTAGCGGCAGCGGTTCTGGCTGGTCAGAACTAGATTTAGCCGCTTTAGAGGGTGAAGTATTTCTTCTGGGACACTGGAAGAATTATGAAGAACTAGAAGAAAGTCTTTCAATGCCAGAACTTATTCAAACATTGAAATCTTTTAAGAAGCAAAAGTCGGAAGACAGAAAGTTTACGGCAAGTCTTAAGGGAATAGATTTAGATGTAGATGAGGAAGACTCCGAGCCACAGGCAAAAACTTTTGACGATGTTAAAAGAAAAGCCCTAGGTATAGAAGCTTCAGGTGATGATATAGTTTCCCTACAAGGAAGCTTAGCAGCACAAGCAGGGTTTGGAATTGGAGCAGGTCTAGGCTACACAAAGGAGTAATGTAAAGATAAATGGCTGATGAAAATATTGTAACTAATATAGTTGCTAATGCAGATTTCTCAGGTCTTATTGCAGATGTCAATAAGGTTGCAGCCTCTCTTTCAAAACTTCAAGCACAAATAATTCAATCGGACGCAAGGCTTGCAAGTCAAGTAGCGACGATGAACAGATCCTTCGGTGAAAACCTAAGAAGAACTGGTCAGTTTGCAACACACTTTGTTACCTTAACATCGGATGTTGAAAAGTTTGGCACCAACCTAGACAGGGGCCAAATGAAACTGAAGCAGTATTTTCAGACATTTAGTGAGCACACAAGGACGCAAGGCGGTTTAATCAGAGATCTTGCTAAGCAGCAAGTAGCATTACAAAATGCAATCATTCAGCCAATGGGTAAAAATGCTCAGGGGCTTATGCAATACAGCGTACATATTCCACAGGGTCTTGATGCTGTAAAAAACAAAACTGCTTTAGCAAGACAAGAACTGCAGATCTTGAACAAGGTTGTTCAAGACGGTGGAGTTCAACTTATTAACTGGGGTAAAAATACTCAGTGGGCAGGTCGTCAGTTAACAGTAGGACTTACAGTACCTCTTGCGGCATTTGGTAAAGCTGCAGCAGATGCATTTAGAATGGCAGATGCAGAGTTAGTCAGACTTACAAAGGTATACGGCGGAGTAGCAGCAACATCCGCAGCAGATCTTGAAAAAGTAAGAAGAGAAGTTACTCAAACAGCTAAAGAGATTTCAAAGGCATACGGAGTTTCATTTAAAGATACAATTACTCTTGCTGCAGATATTGCAGCAACTGGTAAGCAGGGCGATGAGCTTCTTAATTCTGTTAAAGAAACAAGTAGACTTGCTGTGCTTGGAGAAGTAGATAGACAAGAAGCAATGAAGGCCACCCTGGCAATTCAAACTACAT